TGACTAATGGGAACGACCACATTACCAGAATTAATTGCCAAATTGGCAGCAAACAAACCTAAATTATTTGGATTACTCATTCTTCACCAATTTTTCTTTTATTTATAGTCATTAGACATTGATACTTTCTCTAATTAATTTAATTAGTTTGCTGGTTGCTGCGGTTGGGGTGAATACTAGATTTAAAGTGGAACCACTTATTGTTGCGTCAAATGTTCCCAATGAACCAGTAGTCCAAACTTCGTTGAATTCAGTTTTATAAACGTTTGTGCCATCATGAATTAACATGATTTGTAAACTGTGATAAGTGAAGAATGTAATATCACTTATTTGAATCAAATATCTAGCTGTTCTATAAGTAGTTGAAGACCAACTATCCACTGTCACAGGCGTAATTACAGCAGTCGCAATCGATTGGCCTGTATGAATAAATGTATTTCCCACAATACTAGTATTGGAAATCAATCCAGAACCAGTAATCGTACTTTGTGCAACCACTGTACTTAAGCTAGTAATACCAACATTAGCTACTACAATATTCGCAGTAATTGTTGCAGGCGTTTGAATGCTAGTATTTGCTTGCAATATGCCAGTTTGAATTGTGGAGTTGGATACGATAGCACCAAATGTAGCAGTGCCACCAATATTAAGCGTACCCGGTGTATAAATTCCTGTGTTGGCTTGTAGGAAATTTCCAAGGATTGTTGTATTAGATTGTAGGCTACCAAATACTCCAATGCCAGTTGCTTGTATTGATCCAGGAGTTGTGATTCCACTATTGGCAATGATCACATTGCCTGTTATTGGACCATTTGAAACAATTGAAGAATTCGCTTGTAGACTATTAGTTTGTATTGAACTATTGGATACAATAGAACCAAATGACCCCAATCCACCAACAGAAACCGCGCCAGGTGATGAAATTCCCACGTTAGCAACTAGGTTATTTCCAGTAATAATCCCTGTGCTAATAATTGGCCCATTTGATTGTATTGAACTATTTGCTTGTAGACTATTTGTTAATATAGTTGAGTTTGAAATCACACTGCCAAAAATGCCCTGTCCACCAGCATTGACAACATTGGGAGTATATATTGTTCCTGATGCCGAAATACTGCTGTTTGAAACCAATGCAGCACCAACTATAGTTGCTGCACCTGTGATTGTGCCACCACTGTAGATTGAATTGTTTCCAGTAATAGAAGATCCAACGACGTTGTTTATTGCATAAATGTTTCCGCCTGAAACATTGGTTCCTGCAATGATGCTAGTTCCAGCAATTATTGAAGTAGTAGAAACAATTGAACTATTGGAATTAATAACGCCGCCGGTGATTTGTCCAGTTGCAGTAACCGTACCAGGAGTTTGTATACTGGAATTGGCTTGTATTTGAGATCCGATGATTAGACCAGTGGAATTAATTGGGCCCAATGAAGTAATGGAACTATTGGCAATCAAATTGCCTGTTGAAATATTAGTATTTGAAACCAAGCTGCCAACTGTTGTGGCTCCGGATACTGTCAAATAACCAGGTGTTACTATACCAACATTGGCAACAATGACATTTCCTGACAATGTACTGAAAGTGAAACTTCCAACTGAAATAGTATTAGCACTAACTGAATTAGCCGATACTGTACCTGTCGCAGTTATATTTCCAGTAGCAGATAGATTGACCGTTGTAACATTTGAATTTGACGTTATACCAGAGAATGTGGCCGTTCCAGCTGCACTCAAATTACCTGCAGTAGAAATACTCAAATTTGCGATCAATACATTTGATGTTACGGTGCCAGTTGAAGTTATTGGACCATTTGCTTGGATACTTGTATTAGCTGTCAATTGAGCAGTTTGCAGTGTTGAATTGGAAACAATACTTCCGAATGTAGCAGCACCACCTACTGATATTGTGCCAGGAGATGATATGGAATTATTTGCAACAATTGTATTTGCGACCAATCCGCCCGTTAATTGAGCAGTTCCAGTCTGTAGGCTGGCCGATTGAATTGATGTATTGGAAACTAATGAACCAACTGTGGTTAAACCAACTGCTGTTAGAGTTCCCAAACTCACAACACTCAAATTACCAACAACGGCATTTCCAGTGATAACACCAGTTGATGTTATGGGACCATTTGCTTGAATTCCAGCATTTGAAGTTAATAGATTAGTTTGCAGTGTAGAGTTAGAAACAATACTTCCGAATGCAGCCGAGCCACCAACTGATATTGCACCAGTTGCTGTAATTGAACCTGCACTTGATATTGATCCAGAACTTGAAATTGCGCCAGAAACAATTCCAGCATTAACGACCAAACTTTGAACCAATGTGTTTCCAGAAGCAGTCAATTGACCAGTTGTTAGGTTTTGAGAAACAGCTACATTGCCGGCAGTTAATTGACCAAACTGTCCAGTTGAACCAACAATTGATGTATTCGATACAACAGCATTTGTAGTCAGTGAATTTGAAATATTCACAGGACCATTGAATTGTGCGGCAGAATTAACTGTTAATATATTGGTTTGCAATGTGGAATTTGATATGACGGCAGAAGCTGCAAAATTGCCCTGAATACTTACTGGTCCATTAGAACTAATGCCAGTGTTTGATGACAAGTAATTGACTTGTGTTGTTCCAGCAGCATTTATTGAACCATTTATCCAAACGTTGGAACCCACATTTAGAGCACCACCGATGCCAACGCCACCGCCCACAACAAGTGCTCCCGTTGCAGTTGATGTCGATACAGTTGTATTGGCAAGTGTCAAGCTACCAAATTTAGCAGATCCCCAAACATAACCTGGTGAATTAGGACGGAATGGGTTTACGGTCAAGTTACCAACGTTGGGCTGAACGTTTGTAATATAAATCAATTGCTCGGTAGAATTCTCCCGTCCCAGATAAACGTGATTATCACCTTGTCCATCATAGACGTGCATAACAATGCCACGATCCAAACCATCATTAACTGTAAGTGGACCTCCCAGAGCATTAACACCAACGTCAATTACTGGGTTTGAAACTACCAAGCTTGTTGAATTAACTATTGAACTGTTGCCTTGTACAGTCAAGTTACCAACAATTAGCATGTTGCCACCAACTGTGTTATTGCCCGCAACATTCAATGCACCACTTATACCCACTCCGCCGGCAACAACCAGTGCACCTGAACTATAGTTAGTTGAAGGAGTTGTGCCGCTCACTAGTACCGTTGTGTTTGATACCAGTGAATTTACTTGCGTCAATCCAGTTGCTTGTAAAGTGGTTGTAGTAGTTGAGCTATTGGATTTAATACTGGCAAATGATGCTAGACCAGCAGAATTTATTGTGGAATTGCTGATCAAGCTTACTGCGGTTAGACTTCCGGCAAATTGTGAAATACCTCCAGCAACAGTAATACCACCAGTTGTGATTAAAACCTGATTTCTAAAAGTTGATAATCCATTGACATCAAGCAAGGTAGTGGGATTAGTTGTTCCAATACCAACAGATCCTTCAACCAACAATCCACTGGTAGGAGCTGAAAATTGTCCGGCCCAATCTGCACCAATTACTGCTTGTCCATTCACATCAAGTGTGTTTAGTAATGTCGAAACATTACCAATACCAACGCTAACACTGTTCCAAGCGATTGAATTATTAGTTGAATTTGAATGCCTGACATATGATGTTGTACCATTGTACCCAACTACCGCAGCAGAACCCGTAGCAGATCCAATCAATATTTGTGGATTTCCACCTGTACCAGCCGTAGTATTGAATAGCGCTTGTGAATTTCCAGTTACATACAGTGTATTTGTACCTAACGCACCAATACTTAAACGTACATTTGCAGAATCCCAAAGGAAGTTGCTGGATCCCGCTAATATATTTGATCCAGCATTGTATTGAACCGCATTTATGGGACCTGAAGCCAAGCTGGTCTGTGCAGCAGTCTTCATAAATGTTCCATCAGCAAATACTATACCGCTAATAGTTGCTGCATTTGAAATCTGTATATTACCAGTAACCGAAACTAAGTTACTTGAAACAATGTTAGCATTAATACTTCCTGCCGCGGCAGGAGCAAGTTGACCGACTCCCAAACTAGCAACTTGGTAATTTGTTGTGGCTATTAGAGAATTGGCCGAATTAGCTGATCCAGAAACATTGATTGGCCAATTAATACCAAAATCAGAAAAACCAATCGTTAGTCCCAGTGAACTGGCAATGTTACCAATATATACTTTTGCATTTCCTTGATTGATGCCACCACCTTGTTGAACAGGGGTGTATCCCAATCCAGTTCCTGCAGGTCCTGTTGTTCCAGTCGGCCCGGTTGTGCCAGCTGGTCCAGTAGGACCAACTGCGGTGGAATCAGCTCCTGTTGGACCAGTTGCTCCATTTGTCCCTGCCACACCCTGTGGACCAGTAGGACCCGTTTGTGGATTGGCAGGCCCTTGAATACCCGTTGGACCAGTCACACCTGTTGGACCAGTGAATCCCACGTTACCACGAGTTCCTTGTGGTCCTGTGGGTCCGGTCACTGTTGATGCTGCACCAGTTGAACCAGTTGGTCCCAATTGTCCGTCAGCACCCTGTGAACCCGTTGGACCGGTTACTGTTGATGCTGCACCAGTTGGTCCGGTAGGTCCTCCCAGTGGTCCGGTAGGTCCGGTTGCACCATCTATACCTCTATATCCAGTTGGACCAGTTGGGCCTCCCAGTGGTCCAGTTGGTCCCGTTACATGTGAATCGGCACCAGTAGGTCCTTGTATACCCTGTGGTCCCATTTGCCCGGTTGGGCCAGTTACGGTAGAAGCTGCTCCTGTTACACCTGTTGGACCAGTAGGTCCCGGAACAGTTGATACAGCACCTGTTGAACCAGTTGGTCCTGTTAGTCCCAAAGCGCCTGTCGCACCAGTTGCACCTGTAGCTCCAGCAAGTCCTTGAATACCCATGGCGCCTTGTAGTCCCTGTAGGCCCATGGCACCAGTTGGTCCAGTTATGGTGGATGCTGCACCAGTTGGTCCGGTAGGTCCACCATTGGGTCCGGTTGGTCCGGTAGGTCCACCATTGGGTCCGGTTGGTCCAGTTATTGAAGATGCAGCGCCTGTTGGACCAGTTGCTCCCGCAGGAACCCAACTTAATCCATTATAATATTCTAGTCTTCCTGTATCAGAATTGATTCGAGTAGCACCAACATTTCCAGAAGTACCTGCCGGGCGTTGAGCTGTTGTACCAACAGGTAATTTAACGGCGCCTGTACCAGGAAACGTCAATAAATTATTACCACTACTATCCACAAAACTGGTTGTTAATACAACAGCATTAGTGCCTGAACCAATCGTAGTTGGTGCAGAAGTTTTTACTGGTCCGACCAGTGAAACAGTTTTGTTTTGTAGATTGGAAATTTCTTCAGCAGCGTCAGCAAAATTTTCCTGTATGGCTGAAAAATTATCACGAAATCCCTGCGTTGAGTTATCTTGGTCACTTACAGGGAAATTGGCATTAATTTTACTTGGATCAATTTCTGAAGTCATGAGGTCTGGAATCTTTCATAGCGTATTCCTTTATTTATCCAACCGGCTGTCGCGACTTCCTTTTCAATTTAGACACTGATAAATATATTGTTGCAGGAGGCAATTATGGAAAAAACAGTTAGAAGTGAGCTAATCAGTGACTTGGAAGCCATGTTGGGCGGTAATATGGTGGAAGTTGAAATAGAACCCATTGACTATAATAAAGCCATTAATTTTGCTTTTGATCGATACCGCCAAAGAGCAGGCAATGCCAATGAAGAAGCCTATATGTTTCTAAATTTACAATATGAACAATCAGAATATATATTGCCAGCAGAAGTTTCTTTTGTTCGAGCCATTTTCAGACGTGGTATTGGTGACACTGCTGGATCCACACAAATAGATCCATTCGCACTGGCCTATACCAACATGTATTTGCTTCAGGCTGGGTCTGGCGGCGGTTATACTGCTGGATTGCTTACATTTGAATTGTTTTATGATTATCAAAAGTTGGCCGGCCGCATGTTTGGCCGTGACATCAACTTTTCATTCAACGTGGCCACTAAAAAACTGACCATTGTTAGAAAACCCACTGGAACTGAAACAGTGATGCTGTGGGTTGAAAAAACTCGAAGTGAAGAAGAAATACTTTCAGATCACTTTGCCAAGCCCTGGATCAGAACTTATGCTTTGAGCTGGTGCAAGACCATGTTGGGAGAAGCCTATGCCAAATACAATCAGACCATTGGTCCACAAGGTGGCGTTACACTCAAAGGAGATGCACTAAAAACTGAAGCATTGGCAGAACGACAGGAAGCTGAATTAGAACTCAAACAGTATATTGATGGAAGTATGCCAATTGGGATTGTGGTTGTTGGCTAATTAATATTTGTAGTATCCAGCGTTTGAGATGGTTCTAATTGATATTTTTTAAGCTTTTCTTCAAAAGTTTTGAGTCTTTGTTGACTTTCAAACAGCAATCTTTCAAATAATTCTAAAGCTTCGTCTTCAGTTAGATTGGCATAATCTATTTCTGATAAATCAGCAGTTTTGATATTCATAGCGAACTCATTGTTTATAAAAATTTATAATTACCAAACTAATTTTTGTCAACCTATCAAATCAACCTGAACACCAGCTTCAGCATATTGCAAACTGGCCAATTCAAATTCCGCATTCCAGCGAGGATTTTCTGCTACAGTACGATGGCATACTACTCTCGTTATTCCTGAATTGACGACTACCGCAGCACATCTAGCACAAGTAAACAATCCATGTGTATATAATGTGGCACCAGTTAGGTCGCATCTGGCACTGGTAATTGCATTAATTTCTGCATGAATCATAAGTGGGTATTTGACGTCTCTGTTTGTCAAACGTTCTTCAGAGTCTATAACTCCAGCAGCAAACCCATTATATCCCAACCCCAATACTTTTTTATTGGCATCTACTATTACTGCTCCTACTTGTGTACTGGGATCTTTTGACCAACTACTAACTAGTTTGGCTAATTCTAAAAATCGAACATCCCATTTTTCCATCACACTGTCTCACATATCATTTGTTTTAATCTCTTTCTGCCAGGCGTCAAATAATCTTTATTGAGCAGTGATTTTACTGAGTGACAGTTCTTACACAAAGTCTGCAAATTTTCTGGATCATTATTTTCTGGATTACCATCAATATGATCAACATCAAGTTGCACCATGTTGATTATTGTGCTTGTACACTGCCAACCTAAAAATCCAGTGACGTTTTCACAATAGTCTTTTCTATACTTGCGATAGGGATGTTGACTATTGACAAAAGCTGCAACCGTATCAAACCCGGCCTTTTTTGCCATTACTTGTTTTATACTGGATAACCCATATTTTGAAGCAGTAAATTCTTCGTGATGCTGTCTACACCGATTACGATAAATCACACTACCATCTGTTCTATACTTGCCCGTATGTTGTCCAGTATTTAAACAACCCTCTACTTGACATTGTCTCATTAGATATTCCTTCTATATTTGAAAGAATAACCAATACTGGCCAGTATTCGCAAAATTGAATTAAATTTTGACAATAAATAGGCTGATGAAAAACAGTTTCATTTATTTAATTGAATCAGATCAGGGACATGTGAAGATTGGATATAGTCAAGATCCCAATGCTAGACTAGCTCAATTACAAACCGCTCACGGAAAACCACTGGTATTGAAGTACACCCGTGAAATTGATTCTGCCAATACTGCTGCTATGGAACGAATAATCCACAATCAATTGAAACAGTATAGATTATCAGGTGAGTGGTTTGATATTTCCAGTGACATTGCTCGATCTGAGATCGACTTTGCTTTTATCACATTTGGAGATATTCCAAATCTCAGAACTCGGTTCCAGAATAAAACATTAAACTATTGAACCAGTTTCAATATTGCATCCACAGTATTGACAATTGAATGATTGTTTTCCACGTAAGTTTTAGCGCCAGTCAAGTCCCAAGTAAGTTCATTAAAATTTAACAATAGATTGGCCAATTGTTCATCAGTTGAATAGGTCTGTCCCCAAGCTTTTAGCAAATTTGCACCAGCAATATCACGAGCAATCCAGGGTGTGGAATTCCACATTGCTTCCAATAATACTAGTCCAAATCCTTCTTCATAACTATGCATGAGATAACAGTCAGCTTCACTAATAGCATTCAACACGTCCTGCCTGTCTGATAGGAAAAAGCTTTTGACTTTGTTAGTGGTTTTTGGTTGTATCCCGTATCTATTGTCATACCCAGTCAAAACTAGAGTGGCCGGTATTTCCAGCTTGGTCCAAAGCTCAGCTAATTCATTCATTGCTTTATGTGGCCAAAACCCACCAGAACTCAAAAACATGGGACCAACAACACCATGCTTTTGTTTAAAACCCGGTTTACCTAGAGAAGTATTAGTTGTGATTCCATGTGGTATATAAACTGATCTATCCCTCGCACCATGTTTTTCAGCATGTTGCCAATCAACTGCGGTACTGCATCCAATCCACCGGCAATTTTTTAATCCAGTTTGACATACTTCTGTGTCACTCGGTAATATTTGCAAGTAGAGAATAGGATTGGGTATTTGCGCTGAGTGATGAAGTATTAAATTTTGCATGGGAACATTTCCACCATGGACTACTATTAGATCCCATTTTTGAGTCATGACCACATTAGGATCCAATGACACATGAATACCATTAATAATGGTGGCGCCGGTTTCTCCAGTCAATACACTTACATCATGTCCACGTAATTTGGTTTCTTCAGCCATGTTTTGAGTATAGACTTCTGATCCACCAGGAAACCCATATCTATGCACCACGTAAAGTATTCGCGCCATCTATTTCCTTCCTGGATCCAAATCCCAATGATAATTATTTTCCGGCCCCGATCCTGTTAATTTATTTATTGAAATATTGTGTGCGTTCCAAATTTGACTTTGAAGTATTTCGGGCACTTGTGAATAATAATTTTTGTTTTGTTCTTCATTGGTCTTTAATTGATTTTCCAAAGCCCATATAAATCCCGCAACTCGATCCATGGATTCTTTGGGCCCACAAAACAAAGTATCTGCCATGCGAGGTGAAATAAAAAGATCAATATTTTCACTATATCTCAAAGTGGTTAGTATAGTTTTTTGTTCAACAGCTGATTCCAGTTGATCTCTTGGGAATTTTTCAAAAAACAAACCATCTGATCGCAATTGTATAACTGCATCATAGGCAAAATTATTGGCCAGTTCGTAAGCAGATTTTAATTTATTAACTTGATAAAACTTCCACATCATGGGTACCAAGTTGGAATAGATGGGGTATTTGTTCAATTGATTAAAAGCAGGCCTAATCAATTCCCAGTTTTCAACTTCAATCATTTTGGGACCAATTTGTCTTTGCCAATTGGTTAGAACCCTGGGTTCACAATCCCAAAAGCTGGCAAAAACATCAGCTTCAAGTGGGGTGATCACATTTTCTATTAGTGATTTGACAGATTGATCACTGTATCTCAATAGTCCAGATATTTGTATTGCTATTCGCATTGTCACCAAATGAATTTGTTTTTATAATAATTAGCGATACGTGGAAGTTCTTGCTCAAAATCAAACTGGTTGCTCCAGCCCAGTGTTCTAATCTTTTGATCATCAATTGCATATCTAACATCCTGTCCAGGACGAGTTACTGCTTCAATATAGTCAGTATAGTATTCGGGATTAATTCCCCAACAACTCAAAGCTTTTTTCAAAACATTTAAATTTTGATCTTCATAATTGCCAGATATATTGAATATATCATTTTGATGACCAGTTTTGATCAAGTGTATCACGGCGCCGGCAGTATCTTCCACATGAAGCCAAGTGCGACGAGGGAGTCCCTGGTCATGCAGCAATATTTTCCTGCCCAATTGCAAATTTTTGAAAATAGATGGTATGAATTTTTCGATATATTGTCTAGTACCATAATTGTTTGTGGGCCTAACAATAATATAGGGAATTCCATAAGTCCTGTGCCAAGCTAACACCAATTGATCAGCCGCTGCTTTGGTAGCAGCATAGGGATTGGATGGACACAACAGATCTCGTTCTGTTTTAAATCCAGTTTCCAAGTCACCATATACTTCATCTGTGCTGAAATGAATTAGCGTAGGACGTCGAGCTTTATGTTGAATTAAAGTCAGCAATCGATGTACGCCGTTTACGTTATTGTGGAGAAAACTGGCATTTTCAATTATGGAATTGTCCACATGAGTAGATGCAGCACAATTGATTATATAATTGGCATCATACAAATGTTGGATATCATTGATGTCTTGTCGATCATATACAAAGTTGGGATAAGTCAACAGTTCCCGAATATTGTCTGGATCTGAAGCAAATGATTCATTGTCAATGCCTCGCACATACCAATCTTGCTCTAAACATTGTCTGGCGACATGAAACCCAATAAACCCAGCACACCCAGTTACGTAAACAATTTGTTTTGTCATTCACTAATTATATTGGCTTTATTATCCAAAAAACAATTAACTTGGTAGTTTTTTCAGAATTTTTCAAACTGATAAATAGTTTGAAAATAGGAGTATAATAATGGCTTTTCAACCAACACTCAGTAAATTTGGCGTACCACTTGTTGCTGGATCAAGTGGGATTGGCATGCTTCAGCCCAAGTTCAAGCATCGTTTTAGAGTGAGTCTACAAAACTTTGGGCCCATTGGTTCAGCTTTGGATATCACTCGACAAGTAATGAAGGTTGGTCGTCCATCACTTACCACTCCTGAATCATCTGCAACCAGCTATAACAACATCATGTATTTTGCCGGACGTCCTGAATGGCAAACAATTACGTTCAGTGTGCGAGATGATGTCAACAACAGTGCTTCTCGACTGGTTGGTGCACAGCTACAGAAGCAGATGAACCACTTCGATCAAACAAGTCCACTTGCAGGTATTAACTACAAGTTCTTCATGCAAATTGAAGCTCTGGATGGTGGTATTGATGGCGTATTGGAAAATTGGTATTTAGAAGGTTGCTGGCTACCCAGTGTGTCTTATGATGAATTTGATTATGGTGATGCCACTGGTTACTTGGACATCAATATGACTGTTCGTTTCGATAACGCAACACAGGATCAAACAATCATGCCTGCTTCACAACCACCCACAGCCGCTGGTGTACTATTGGGTTAATTTTTAAGCCATAAATAGTCGTATGGCAATACCCACCACATCACCTCCAGTGTTGTTTAGAAATAAACAGTTAGCAACGCATTTCTTTGGTTCAGACGCTACTGGACAACAGATGCGAGCAATCCCTCGTGCAAAGTTCATGTACTATGTGAATTTTGTTGTGGATTCCACCGTAACAGCAATCTATCCTGAAATGACGAATTTGGGTGATTGGCGAGATGGTATCAGTTTTATGGTCAAATCAATCGATAGACCAAATATAGACATGCAGACTGTTGAAGTCAACGAATACAACAGAAAACGAGTAGTATACAATAAAGTCAAATACTCACCAACAAATATCACATTTCATGACACGGTTGATGACCGGATGCACACTGTTTGGCTCAAATATTTTCAATATTATTTTGGAGACAGTCGTCCCAAAACAGATGCAGCAAAACACTCAGCATTGGTAGAGTCCAGCTTTTATGATTCCAGTGGTTGGGGATTTCGACCAATTAACGAAGCTAAAAACTTTTTTCAAAGAATAGAAATATATGCTATATTTGGTGGCCGATATACTCAAATCAATTATATCAATCCTCGTATTAGCAGAGTTGAATGGCAGCGATTTGATTCAGCTAGCGCCGCTGAAACAACAGAGGTTAGTATGGGATTTGACTATGAATTTATTGAATATACCGCAACTGGAGCCACTCTTTCACAAGAACAGATTGAACAAATGGGTTTTACAGTTGATGTAACTGTTGAACCTGAAAATGTTCCTGCGCCAATCAATAATCAACTGGCAGTAGATGCCTATAGTTTATTACAACGCTTGTCTTCACCTGGCAGTCTATTAAATTCACTTACAAACAGTATTTCCACCAAATTGGGGTTCTCTTCAACTCTAGTAAATAATTTAATTAGTGGTGCGGTATCTCCACTCAACAACATTTTACCACAATCCAATTCAGGAATTGTTCGTGCTATTTCCAGTGGGTTAGTTAGTTCATCTCCCACAAATGTGTTGGGAAGTTTTGGTAATTTTAATTGGGGGACTCGATCAGTTGATCCAACAACTGTATTTGCACAATCAAGTGATCAATTGGCAAGTATTGTACCGACTGTAACTGGACCATTGACACAATCGAACCCACTGAGTGCAATTGATTCAACCACCGCCATTTCAAATGGTTCCGCAATACAAACCACAGACGCTATCAACACAGATGCATTAGATTTTTTCTGAGGAAAACATGACCACCATAAACAAAAGCCTTGCTAGACAAATACAACTTAATACTGGTACTATAAGTGCCACAAACACCAGTGGCACAATAAAGTATGTTGATAGCACAGGAAAATCAGTTTCTGTTGATGCAGTTAGTGATATGTTAAATCAAAATCCAGCTGTTTATGCTGGTCAAATTGGCACAAATGCCTACAACCATGCATTGGGTATATTTGGTGATTCAAATATACCAGTTGAAATGACACAAACATTGGCAGCAATTGCAGCATATTACAGTAATCAAACTGGAGTTGGTGTATATGAACTATTTAAAAATGGTACATTTGAAGCCAGTTTTCTTGCTGCAATCAATAGCTTGCGGGATGCAGGCAGTCAAATTGCACAATTTGAAATCAACACTACGCCAACCTGGGCAAATAATCGTTTGTTGGCAGGAGCAGTATCAGCAGCTATTTCGGGTGGTTCATGAGAAAAGCTCCCGAAGACAATCGAAGTCGATTCACACAGGGAACTTTTATTCCTAAGAATCCAAAAAAGTTGATTGGAAAACCTGATCCATTTTATCGCAGTGCCTGGGAATTGACTATTATGCAATTCTTCGATACCAGTCCCAGCGTGTTACAATGGGCCAGTGAAGCTATAAAAATACCCTATAAGAATCCTTTCAATACACGAGAAATGCGACAATATATACCAGACTTTCTAGTTGTTTATATTGACAATCGTGGGAAAACACATGCGGAATTAATTGAAGTCAAACCCAAAAAGGAAACATTGGCTGAATTCGCTAAAAGTCGACGAGATAAAAGTGCACAAATTTTAAATTCTGCCAAATGGGAAGCTGCAATTCGCTGGTGTCAAAAAAACAATATCAAATTTAATATTTTAACAGAAGACCAAATTTATAGGAACAAGGGCAAACGATGAGTCGTTTTGAGAAACTAAAAGAAACATTCAATATTGAAGATACCGAATTGAATGAAGAAGAATTGTCAGACACTGATTTTGTTGAATCAGAACCTGAACTTGAGCTGGATCAGCATGATCGTGAAATGGATGAAATCAGTCAGCTGGCTTTAACAGGTTATACCGACATGAAGGAGTTGGGTGAAAATGTTGAAATACGACATTCAGCTGAAATATTCCAGAGTGCTGCAACCATGTTAAAAATAAGTTTGGATGCTCGTAACAGCAAGGTTGACAAAAGACTTAGGTTGATGAAATTGCAATTGGATCGTCTTCGTTTGGATCGCATGTCTCCTGTGTCATCTGAACCAACTTCAATTGATGGTGAAGTCACTACGTTCGACCGAAATGATTTACTCAAACAAATCAAAGAAGCTCGTGCAGCAATAGCCATTGAAGAAGTTGACAAAAAGGTTTGATTTATTTAAAATAATGATAAAGGAGAAATGTCATGTCTAAAAAGAAAATGACTGAAGAAGAAAGAGAAGCTGCGCGCGAACGCTTTGTACAAGCTTGTGAAGGTTTGGCCGAAAGATCTCGTGAAAGACAACGTGGGCTTATAATCAAAATAGAAGAATTGAAACAACAAATTTCTGACAAACTACAACAAGAACCATCTGAAAAATAATCCAGCCCACACAATCATCTCCTGTGACAATCAAAAACATAAATAGCTTATACAGGAGACTTTGATGATTAAACCACTTAAAAATTATCTATCAGAATCAACAATTTCAGGAACTGTTGTCATCAAAACAGTTGAAAAACCCACGGATGAACAACTCAAACTTCTAAAGCGTATTTTAGAACGTTTTGAATTAACCCATTTTGAAGATCCCAGTGAAATTAAAAATGATCGTTCTGATTTTATAGATATCAAAAACCGAACTGTTTGGCGAACAACTGCTACAGTGGAGCTTCCATTTAGTCCATATATTCTACATCATGAAATTTCCGCAGCACTTAGAATCAATCCTTCACTGCTTATTGTACGTTCACAAGCTGAGCCCATTGAACAATATGCTGAAATTGAGCAGGAAAAGAAATCCAATGACATTGTTACTGCTGCTAGATTGAGTACTAAACGAGAATATGAAGATTGGGAATCACCCAATATTGAAGACTTGTTTGGTGATGAATACAATAAATCACTCCTAAATTATCTAGCCAAAGTCAAAGAAGATCGCAAGTCAACTGAAGTAGAGCCAGATGCTCCGCTGTTTAGTTGGTTGGATATGTCTAAGGTCAAACCCAATCCACTGGATTCCAAATTAGATACTGCGGATTATAATGCTGATATGGACACACCCAAACCAGTTTATAAATATGACAAGTCTGTTAAACCACCTGCCAGTTCAGCGTTTCAAGATCGATTTGGTGGATTTGATGCATCAGCATCTCCCAATCAGACCAAACCCAAAGGAAAGAAAAACTCATGATGGACGATATCAAACGTTTCCGCCAGCTAGCTGGTATTTCAGAAGATGCTTATTCACAGACCTACCCAACCACTTGCATGGAATGCGGTACAATGTTGGAAGGTGATCGTTGCCCAACATGTGAACCCGATGAAATTTGCCCCAATTGCCATATGGATCCCTGCGAATGTGGCCCAAATGATTGGTGTCCAAAATGTGGCGAACACAAAGCAGAGTGTTGCTGTGAAGAACCAGATGAACAATTGGTTGCTGAAGATCTAGCGACGTCAAATGATTGGGGCCACAAACCCGACACGATTGACCAGCAGTCTGAATATGAGGACCTGGAATCCACTCAATTCTACAATCCCGATGAAAAGTTTGGTAAGCGTGGTGATAATACGCTCGTAAACGAAGCTGCTCAAAAACTAAAAAAATTGACACAGCGTTATGCTACCTTCCTTCGAGAATTTGAAAATGATTCTGGTGTCGCTAGTCCACTAACTTCTAATTCACGCAATGAATTCAAATTTGATCCTTTTGCAGGAGAAGAACCAGTGACTGATGGCAGCAGAAGTCCTATGAGCACAGTACGTCAAGGCAATAATTTTTCCCGAAAGCCCAAGTCTAAATAGCAACCAAACGGTCTTGAACAACCTGCCAGTTAATAATTTTCCAGTGTTTGGCTAGATAGGCCTTCTTATCTGCTTGATAATCCAAAACAAACGCATGTTCCCACATGTCTATAATTAGAGCAATGTCTCGTTTAATTTGATGATTTGCTATCAATTCAATTGTGCCTTTTTTAGACAAATAACACCAGCCTGATCCCTGTGTTTTTAGAGCAGTTTCTTCAAATTGTTGTTTAAATTTATCAACTGACTGGAAATGCTGTTTCAAAAATTTAGTCAATTGACTGGGCATTGTGACAGAATCAGGTTGACTGAATTGATCAAAATACAAGTTGTGCAAAAATGCACCAGCTTCGTTAAATTTGGGATCACCTTCCTGATGGTTATATCGATCCACATAACCTTTGGCCAACACATCATGATGAAATTTTACTGCCTTTAAACTTAACACGGGTTCAAAGCTACCAGCTTTTTCCGGTAACGCATTCAAAGTCAATGTTTTGTTGTGAGATTCTAAGAGTCTGAAAAATTCCATACAGCTATTTATTGATTCTAGTTGATCCCTTTCAATAAAATGGTGACTAGTAAGGAAACACTAATGATTACAATAACAAATAAAAAATTGACAAAAACTTTTAAAAAATTTAACCAAAAGTATTTTGAATCAAAATTAAATCTACCAAATGAAATTATAATAGAATATATGGACACTGAGCTGGGAGCTTATATTCCGTTTGATGAAGGTCTATCAGCTGATGAGTTATATTTGACCAATGAATTTGATAACAATACAGATTTTGAAACCACATTGCTTCATGAAATGGTTCATATTTGGCAATGGCAAGTTTTAAAAAATGACAAATGTGGACATGACGCAGTTTTTGAATCCTGGCAAGCAAAATTTTCGGAATTAGGGTGGAACATTTGACTGCAAAAATAACTGATACAAGACCCCGAATAATTATTGAATGTAATACGATCACACAAAAAGTCAAAAGCTTTGTTATTGAGCGAACCGATAATCGAATCAAAGCTGAATTGCCCAGTGGCTTTCAAATGACCTTGGAAAAGAAGCCTCGACAGCGAAATTTTATTTGTAGAATTGGCCAATTGGAATTTATAACTGATGGTTGGGAAATTCCTGGTCCTACTCGCAATAAATAGGGTATGACGCTTTATTCCTATCCTCCCACAACAGTACAAGGCCCCACTGGACCAACAGGCTCTCCAGGACTCGTAGGCCCTACCGGACCCAATTCCGGCTTTACTGGACCAATTGGACCAACTGGCCCGGCAATAGGAAATGCGGTAATAGTAACAGCAAATACTTATTTGATGAATCATCAGGATCGATTTATTGGTGTCGTAAATGATACTATAACAAACGTTACTCTAATATCATCACAAGTCACTCCTGGTTGGACATGTAGCATAAAAGATTTGAGTGGTAATTTGGGAATTGCCACCAACCAAATTAATATTCTTGTGGATACTGGGTATATAGAAAATGAATCTGAAGCAGTTATAAACACTGCATATGGCACCATTAATGTCATCTATGCTCCAGTGTTTGATCAACCCAATTGGTGGATTGTTTCCAGGATCTAACGAATGATCACCCGACAAATATTTTCTGAAACAAAACCAGATCCCAATGACCTGGTTGACATGTATTTGGTTCCGGAAAGATCACGAATACAAGCCATGCTAGTATGCAATAATACCAGTGACCAAGCTGATCGCATCCGAGTTCGAATAGCTCCGGCTGGTTCTGTGCCAAACAATACGATGTGGATTGCCTACGAAGTTGAAATTCCCGGCAATCGACCACTGCATCTGCAAAGTCTACATTTAAATACAGGTGATTTAATTCAAGTCTACAGTCGATTTGGTCTTTCCAATTTTGTCTTAACTGGCGTTTTATGGGAAACACCCTATGTACCTGGAATCCCCCACACAATAATTGAAAATCAATTTCCACTGCCTGAAAACGTGCAAATAGTCACAGAAACACCACCCAACAACATATATTTTATCCCCCGAGGGCAGACCATTTGTTTTCCTTTCGAAGTGCGTGATAGAGCACAGATTCGTTTTACAGCCATACAGGAATTGTTTGAACCTACTCAACAATTTGCTTTGAACATGTGGCCCAGTCAATTTATCAATGGCACAAATTTACTGGGTCGCCCTATCACTCTGAGTGGGAATATTTCTGCACAACCATTATTAAAATCACAAATTGCCAGCATATGTTTATATGACGTTGGTATTTTGTCTAGTTTGATACAGGACGCAATCTATCATCAATGGATCAATCCCAACCAAATATACTATTTGAATATTCATAATCGAGAAAATCGAGATAATTATGCCAAAGTTGACATTGAATATTTTTGACATATAATCGGGATATGGAAAAATTTTTATCAAAAATACGTGTCATAGATACAGAAACAACATCTACTGAAATAGAAACTGCTGAGCTAGTAGAAATTGGTATGGCGGTTTGGAACTTCAATGTCGACAATTGGCAAACCAATTCCAGTTTGTTTGATTCTTGGATTCCGATCCCAGCAGAAGCGTCGGCGGTCAATAATATAAGCAGGCACCTACTGGCCGGTCGCCCAAAATTTTCTGAATCAATTCCAGTTGCAAATAATTTGCTGGGATTTGATGAGATGCCAATATGGGTTGCACACAATGCTAAATTTGATAGGGATATTCTAGCTAACAATTATAAAAAGCAGCAATTGATGGATCAAGCTGCTCAACTAGCAAATACAGATAATTGGATTTGTACTCTGCGATTAGCCAAACAATTGCTGCTTCCTGATTTTCCAATAACTACCTTTTCATTAAATTATTTCCGATACTTTTTTGACCTGCCTGTTGAAGATCGATCTCTACATAGGGCTGATATGGACTGTTTGGTATGTGGTGAATTTTTAAAACTATTGGTTTCATATGGACTGGAGTCCGGAAAACTGGATCCCAACGTTGATCTTGCAGAACAGTTGGTGGCTCTGTCAAATGCACCAATCACAGTTGCAACTTGGCCATTTGGTAAATATCGCGGAACCAAGTTAGTGGATATACCCACTGATTATTATATGTGGGCGATGAAAAACATGGATGCTCTTAATGATGAGCTGCCAAATTATGATGCAGACATAGCTGCCAGTGTGGCAGATGTATTGGTCAAAAGAGAAGGACTCTAAAATGTTGGAAATTATTGGATTGTATATTGCTTGGTGTTTTGTGCATGGGATGAACAAGGAAATCAAAAAACAACAGAAGAAATAAGATGAAATCACTGCAAGAATATATCGAGGCTATTGATCAGCCATTTGAAATGCCTTCTGCAAAAGATGGAGTCCGAGTTGGTCGAATCAAACCTCGAAATTGGACTGGTTCTAAATTATGGGTCTATCAAGTCAAAACTGATACGTATCAAGTTTATTTGGTGGTTGATTCCAAACAGGGGGTAGATCATCCCATTGGATATATTGGCTTACAATGGGTTGGTGGCAATATGTTTTGTGCTGATAATGCTTTTGTAGATCCCAACTTTCAAAAACGTGGTATTTTAAGTGAGTTAATGCTGTTTATCAAAAAAACTAGCAACCTAGAAATTTTGAGCGATACACATATGACAAAAGCTGGAATAGCACTTTGGAACAGTTTGGTGAAATCCCCCTTTTTCACTGCAAAAATCATGGATATCAAAAACAATATAAGTTTTGATTTTTCGGATATAGGTAGCGAATTACCTGATGGTACAATTGCAATAGATCCCAAAGATGACAACCAAGCATATGATTACTACAATCCAGTAACTGGGCGGGGACAACGATTCTTTTATCTTTTAGAGTCTCCTGAAAGCTTTACTTATATGGTTGAAGGCCGACAATACAAACATGGTTATTTGGGTGGTAGAACCGGGCCTGATGACATGCTTGCTCCCTATGGTCATTTTTCAGATGGTGATTTGTGATCTTGACTAGACTTTAATATCAAGCTATAAATCAATTACTGCTTTTAAAAAGGAACTCACAATGTCTCAGAAAGTAACCTGCAATTCTTGTAAGAAGACTTATATGACTACCGTTGTATATGGTCAAAGCCGTTGTGTTCATTGTGGTCACACCAACGTTGCACTGAGTGAAAATTTCAAAAATACTCGCCATGAAGAAAGCATTTCTACGGTTGATTCATCTCCGGTGTTTGACAGCTCGTCTGTTTTCACCTCAATTGATACGAGTACTCCTGATTCATTCACCGGCGCCGGTGGTGATTTTGGTGGTGGCGGAAGTTCAGGAGATTGGTAATGAAGGACATTTATCTCAAGCTATACACAGAAGTACTGGATGACTTGATTGAATCTGGCATGGATCCCAAATTAGCTGATGAGCTAGCAAGTGAACGTGCTTACCAGATTCTGGGAGAATATTTGGGTGACATTGCAGATTCAAAGAAACTTGATCGCGCCGATTTGATGATTCAAAAAATCCAACCCTAGATCAGTTATTCGCCATTCAACATGTTCAAATCCAGCCATGTCATAAAAGGCTGGCTGCTGTTTAATATAGCCTGATCTCAACAAACTTTCATAAACTGATTTTTGAGTGGGACTAATTCCAGAATTATCCTTTTCAAATATGATGTGATAGTGTGCTGCTGACGCAATTGCAGCCAACAAAAGTATCTTACCATATCCCAAATTTCTGAAATTAGAATTCACAGAAGAATAATTATTAACAACTATTCGCTTGTTGTTTTCTATATGTGCGTATCTAGTGAATATAAAAGACCCGACTTCTCGTTGACCCAATTTTAGAGTTGTGATAAATTTGTCAGTAACTCTTTGATCCAAAAGTTTTTCTGATTCAGCTGTCAGCATTTCACTGTCTTCAAACAAGCTGAAAATCTTTTTTTCAAATAATTCTATTAGTTTCATGACATGTTTCCACAACCACAGCTATTTATGAAATTTTGGTTGATTTCTTTGAAAAATTCCATATATTGAAATAAATGAGGTTTGACATGGAACAATTTTTCAATATCGAAGATCAGGATCAAGATCTAGAAATCTATTCAATTTCAGATGATGTGATTGAAGAGCTGTTGGTCAAGAGTCGAGAATCAACCAAGTCCGTTCCAGCTGGAGACGATGCATTCGTTACAATTGAATCATCTGTCCTAATTGATCTTTTGACTGAGCTTGAACAATATCGATCGGCTGAACGTGACTTACAAACACACTTATCTCATTGTAATATTTGGCCCTATGATCATAGCTGCAAATATGGTGAACCCGATTGTCCTGCACTTCGAATCAAAATTGACCCTGAACAATTAGCACAGGCTTTGTTTAGTGTACAAGGCGGCGTTAACGCTGTTGATGGGACTTGGAATTCTGACATAGTGCAACGAGTATACACCACTATGGCAGAAGGCATTTTGGATATCTTGGTGAAATCAGATGAACAAGTATTCTGATGCAAATAATTTGACTGAAGATGTTCAAATAATCTACGTGCAAATTGGACATACTCTAATCCGGAATATCAAAAATCCCAGTCTGAGAGTTCAATTGTCAGCGGTCAAAAAAGATTGGCGAGCAATCGTCTATATAGATCATCCGACACCCATGATTCAAGCAGCCGCATGCAGACAAAGTACTGAAGCCTGGCACAATATTCATCCTGAATCATGTCGAGACCCAAGCTTGAAAAATATCTATAAATAATGAATGCGATTAACTGACTTATTTGAAAACAACCGAATTGCAATTTTTGAAACAGGTGATTCACCGTTTCCATATAGCTTGTCTTTTCAGACTAGCAATCTCTATATCTGGGAATTTCGCCCAACTGAAAAATTAGACATCAAATATGAAGTCACGTTTCAACGTGGTGGATTGGCAAAATATCCTCGAGTTTGGAGCATGGAGTTTGGTACATTCGGGCCGGACCGTCCCCTCCATGATCCCTATGCATTGAACAACTTGGCAAAAAATAAAATCGTAAGTGCCACTCGACTTTTCAGTACAATCTACAATATATTATTGGATTTTATAAAGGCAGAATCTGCAACCGAAATCATGTTCTCCGCCAAAGAACCTGTTAGGATCGAATCCTACAAAAATATAGTTCCTAAGTTAGCTCGAAGATTGGGATGGCAGTATCAAAGTTTACCGTATCAATCTCGACCAGATTCTGAAGAGCTGACATTATTTAGAATTTTCAACAATGGGCAATTGTTGGAAGCCAGCATGCATATGGATGGATTTTGGATAACCGATAATCAAGAAATATTATACATTGACCATGCGCATGGAATACACCATAACGAAATAGCAGCCCAACAATTCCCTTTACCAGATATTGATCATCCGGACTTTGACATAAAAGATTTACCAGCTAATGCTGCATTGGCGGCTGGATGGATCAGAGTCAATACCACTCCTAAAAGTCTAAACATTCAATTCTACAATAGTAGAGTCAGACGGGCGACCATAAGAAAACTGCTTGAATTTATAATGCCCTACAAAAATAGATACGATTGTACATTCTTTTTGGATGATCAAATTGTCAAAACTAAAACCAGTCAAATTACTTTTCATGAATTACAAGACACTTTAAAATACTATTCTTTCAATGTGAAGAAATAATTAAGACTTTTTGAAATTATCAACTTTATGTCGAAATATGATTCTGCCCTTGGTCAAATCATAGGGACTCATTTCCATGTCAACTCGGTCACCTAATTTGATACTAATATTATGCATTCGCATTTTGCCACTTAAGTGACCCAATATTCTCACAGAATTTTCCAACTCAACTCTAAAGAACGCATTGGGAAGCAGTTCAACTATTCGACCAGTGACTTGTATATTGTCAGTATTTTTTGCCATTCAATTTATTTATCATAAATAATTAGTGAAAAAATTTTATTGTATTTTTGAAACTTGGCAAGAAGGTCGAATAGATATAGATCCACCGTTCCAATTAATTGAAATGGGAAGTTGGCTCAATATCAAAACCAACATTGTTATAGAAAATGAACGATATTATGAACTTTGGAAAAATTTAAATGCCAATGAAATAGTTCGATTTCAATCTGAACATCGACAAAGCTGGGTGATTGCCTGTTGTTTGGAATCCAAAACAGATGACATTTTAAAACAACTTCAAAAAAGAGTGCCAGATGCTGTCATAAAAGGCATAGTAGAAATAACCGCTGAAAATTCTAAGACGGTGGATCTGTTTTTTCAGCAGACTGGATAATTGCTAATTGAGACTCAGCTGCTTTAATTAGAGCTTGTACGTCATGACATAATAAAATTACAGGAGGATCTTTGTTCCATCTAAGAGCATTTTCCAGTGCGCGTTTGGCATTAAATATTGCACCGATTAAAGCATCATTATTGGACTTTTTCATTTATTTCCTTTGTAATTCCAACATGTTATTTTCAGAATATTTTAAATCTATCCACTGCACTACTTCGGCTTCTGTCCAAACGGATTGTGGATTTTTTAATTGATTCAATTTCAAAAATTCTTGCCAGAGTAATCTGTTAGTTTCCCAACAGGGTTTTGAATCATCTGGCCAGTCTCTGAATAATTCTATCTTCATAATTCAATTATACAGATACCACCAAACAGAATAAATAAATAGTCTACAAATTTAGGAAACCCATGAGATATTCAGATTTTGCAAAGTCCATAAAAGAAGCCAAAGAACTGGATTATGAACCACCCGAAAATGCAGATCCTTCTACAATATATACGGCCAGTGGCGCCAAGGGAGTAGTCAACAAAATTGTGGCATTCCTAAACGGTTATAGAAATCGTCGTTATAACAAATTGGTTATGAATCTATTGAGATTAGAACAACTGGAAGAACAAGCCAAACAATTGAAAGAAGCTGCCAAAGAAGACACCAAAGTACTGGTTGCAAGTTTGTTTAAAGCTGAAGACGCTTGTTGCACGCGTATTGTTGAAACCAACAATTTTATCCTACAAATATCCAAAGATCCTGAAGCCGTCACTAGCTACAAATACAAAGAGGTTTTAGATAAATTACAGGAAAAAATTCCAGAATTAACTACGATAGTTAATAAATTGCTGGAAGAGCATAAAACTGTTGCTCCACCAAAATTGCCAAGTATTAAAATAATTGACAAGCGCCCACAAAAACTAAAAGAGTTTCAAAGTGCTGGTCTGAGTTTAGAAAAGCAAGCAGATATTAATCTTGCTTGTACACAGATTTGGTTTGAAACTGAAAAATTGCTGATGCAATGGGATCAATTTTTAGACAACCTCAAACAGAAGATCGATTAATCTTCAAGCCAGTCATACCCGTCTTCAGTAGAATAACAAACTCGACTAATCCCAAATGCAGTCAGTGCCGATTGACATCCAGGGCAGGGTCGACTCAATGCTGGAATTGACTTGCCACTGAATTGATCCTGATTTTTTGACCGATAGACATACATGGTTGCGCGCTGAATGGTGGCGTCATCAGTGTTTCGGATAGCTTGTCTAAGACAATCGATTTCAGCATGCTTATAGATACGCTCAGTATTAGGACTGGAATACTTGGGAATAGCAAATCGCTTTTGCAGTGGGTGCGTTTTGTTGCTGTTGATTCCCAGTGCAATAATTTCATTTTTATAGACTAGTGCCGCGGCAATGCGAGCTTTGAAAACTGGTTCCAGAGTCTGGGTGACCTTGTCCAACTCCCTAAAAATCTTTTGATGCCGGCGTTCATACATTTGAATTACCAAAACTTGCTAACAACTTGATGATAATAGCAGTTTCGTTTTCACATGTCAAGAAAGCTATTTGACATCGGTTGATTTTTTCATATAATTTGGTTTGATTAATGAGTATCAAAATGATAGCTGTGGACAAAACACCTTGGAAAACTGATTTCATGATTTATCCATGGACAGTAGAGAAATTTTATCATTGGGTAAGTGACTTGGCTAATCAACAGGCAGTATCATATGCAGATTTTTTAGAAATACGACGTACCTTGGGAAACATTGAAATTGAAAAATTTAATGGGAAATGGATTGAAAGACACATTGTTTTTCAATCAGTTGAAGACATGTTGGAATTCAAATTGGCGTGGGGATGATATGAAGAAAAGAATGAAAATCAAAGACAATTATATTTATGAGAATTTCGTTGAATATATTTGGAAGATATATGATTCAGAACAATATCAAGTTTTGCATACAAAAAACATACTCGACAAATATATGAAAATTACAGAAATTGAATTGAAGAAATTCAATGCGTTTAGGTATTCTAGAGACGGGAGCATCTATTCAGCCACCATAATAGAATATGGCAACATAGTCACGTTTGATAATCCAGAACTCCAGCTGGAATTTAAAATGATGTTTGGTTAACCAATGGAAATTGCTGATCTACATTTGGGATCTTTTGATGATACATTCATCACCACAGTTTGGTGTAATTTCAAAGCCCACTATGAAGCAACCTATGAATCCAGTTTGGAATATTCAAACGGTGAATCAATTTATCTGTGGCGTGATCAACTCTTGAAAAGTTTCAATGGTCGCTTGCAATTACTGGGCGCTGAGTTCACAATCCGATTTGATTCTATTGAAGATCGACTTGAATTTCTTTTGACGTTTGGATAGGTAGATGACTAACATAATTTTGAAAATAACTATTGGAAACAGTCAATGGCCCACTGTTTTATGGGAAAAATTCATTCAATTGAATGATTTGAGCCTCGTTAGTTGGTATTGCCATGGATTAGATGATCACAGTTATATCAAAGACGAAATTCAAACTTTATTAGATCCATATTCAGCCAAGTTAGATGTTGAAAATGATCAATTGATTTTTGAAACTGAAGCCGATAAATTGGAATTTTTAATACCGCGCGCAAGTCTGTTGGGTCTTTAGACCAACAGATACAAGCGCGTTGTTGCTCCTATTGATTAATATAATGCTCAATAATTGATTTGTCAAATAAGCTAATATCTATTTCTTTTATTGATAATATTTTTATTTCTGGTAATAATTATACATGCAGAAAATATCAGCATACAAAATTCGATTAAAACCAACACTGGATCAAATACAAATGTTGATTGGTTGGCAAGG